TATAGAAGTAACTATATCAGAGGTTGAAGTTAACGCTTCCGTTACCCCCCTTGATAGACCACTGGTAATAGAGGTTGCTATCGCAGAAGTCGAAGTAAGGACTTCGGTAATGCCTCTACCCAAAACTGCTGCTATAGATGTTGCTATCGCTGATGTACTGGCTATCGGTATAATTTTCCTTATTCTACTTGTCAAAGAACTCATTATGTCTGCTGTGCTTGTTAAAGTTTGTGTGATCCCTCTCGATAAACTACCCGTAAAAGATACTACTCCGTTAACAGTCGAAACTAAAGTCTGTTTTATACCCCTGCTTAAAGCTGAGGTAACAGACGTTGCTATATTGGAAACCGATGTAAGGGCTTCCGTAACTCCCCTCGACAGACTGCCTGCTGTTGAAGTTACTATATTAGACGTGGAAGTTAAAACTTCGGTTACGCCTCTCGATAAGCTGCCTGCTGTCAATACTGCTATATTAGAGGTAGATGTTAATACCCCTTTAATCCCTCTGCCTAATGCCGATGTTATAGAAGTTACAATCGGCGAGGTACTTATTAAATCTACTATCCTCGTAAGCCTTCCGGTGATAGAACTGGTTATAGCCGATGTAGAGATTAAATATTGTGTTTCACCAAGTAACCCTATTAAACTACCATCATTATTTGAAGCAAAGTCATCAAGGAAGAATGTCCCCAAAGTATTTGCATCTAAACCTTCGGCAGCACCAAAGACAATGGACTCCATTACTCTGGTATCATTATCCATACTGCCTACAGTTCCCTTTTCTACTCCGTCAATCCAAAGTGTCATATAACCATTATTTTGCCCTGCACCAGTGGCCGCTTTCCAATCACACTCAATACAATGCGGTTCGTCGGTAATGTAGTACCAATTCCCATCCGTATATGCACCGCCATCAGTCCTAACCTGCAATATAAGTCGGTATCCACCCAAACCAAAATTATAGCCAAAGGTCAATAAAAATGAACCAGTATCACCAGCACCCAATCCTTTCACTAAGGAAAACTGTTCATTGTCATTCATTGCGATTTCATTAGGGTCAAAGTAGAACCTAAACCTGTATCTTGTCTCACTTGTTGGCGTATTATCACGAACCCAAATAGCACCCGTATCATTTATTAGACAATTAAGCCCATAATTGCCATGTAACTTTGCTGCTGTCTCGGCCGATAAATCACCGCCACCAGTTGAGTTTCCATCCCACGCTGTTAAATCTCCACTTTCAAAACCATCTGCAAATAAAGGACTATTATGTAATATAACTCCACTAATAAAAACTACTATATTTGCAATGGAAGTGAGGGCTTCAGTTGTTCCTCTCGTTAATGTACCTGTTATCGAACTTACTATAATTGCTGTTGATGTTAATACTTCAGTCACACCACGAGATAAGACACTCGTAATAGAGGTTGCTATAGTTGCTGTTGAGAGTAAAGCCTGAACTCCGCCACCTGCAATCTGATTCAACTGTGCTTCATGGCAATATGCAAGACGAGAGGCGTTTGATTTGTTGTTATAATACCGAATCCTGATAGAGGTAATCGTTTTCGTACTACCAATAGTATATTCCTGATAACTACCCTGAACTAAAGCACCCGATTTGAAGTTGACCCAGCCCGTGTCATAATAATCTACTTCTATCAGGTTAATATCGGCAGTCTGCCCTGATGACCATATCTGCACCTTATCGCAATCTATTTCAGAAAAGGTCAATATTAAATAAGGAGACCAGCTTGCTTTGACTACAAGATAAGAAGCAGTTGTTTCTGTATTAGCATCATAAGCATATTCTTCAGTTGTCCAATCTGATGCAGTAAAACCTGTCGGTGAAATCCAAGCCATAACTTACTCCTTAATTTAATATTATGTTAGGGTTATATCTAACGCACCGATAGCATATTCAGCTACGTCATCAATACCGATTAACCTGTTGGGGTCTACTGTTCCCCAGATGAGACAGTTTGCACTTAAAATAGCTGTAAGATGGTTTAGTATCATAAAATGTGTTACCGTTCCCCATGAAGCGGTTGCAGTTGTAAATGTTATTGCATTTGTATTTTCACTTGCACCGGCAGCAGCCACATCCCAAACATTCATAATCTCACGAGCATAAGCACCATCTACGCATTCAGTTCCTGATACTCCGTCATCGGTTGGACTTGCTGTAAACAGACCTACATATAGATTAGTTTCTGGAGTATATTCAGCTACCTTAAACACATGATCTAACAACTTATTCGCTAAATTATCACAAATCCCGCCAGCACTGAATTCTACATCCATTTCGTTTGCTGCAATATATAAATTAGTTCCTGTGGGGGCTGCCTTTGATACTGTAAAATCTCCGTGAGCTAAAAAGTTACCGCCTGTTATTTCATCATAGATTGCAAAATGGGTAATCGTTCCCCAATCGCCAGTGGATTGTGCAAAAGTTATCTGGTTGGTATTTTCTGTTGCCCTGGCTGCGGCTGCATCCCAGGCATCCATAACTACCCTTGCATAACCCATCGCTACCGGTTCGGCTATTCCTGCTTCATCATCTCCCGGGTCAGCGGTAGATAAAGCTATATAAATATTTGTCGGGACTACATAAGCTCCCGTCTTTAATACATGGTCAAGCAATTCAAGCTCTAACCAATTACTTATTGAACCTGCCATAGTTTAATCATCTCCTTTCATTTTCTTTATTTGACATTTTTATTAAAAAGTGTTATATGTTAATTGAATGAGGTAGGCGAGATGAGTTTTTTCTTACATAAGGCTGCCATAACCTTGTGGTCATTTCCTTAGCTTGGTTCGCCTATCAAATCTTTTTGAAATATCGGGGTGGGTTGGTCCCACCCCTTTTTTAATTAAGTTAATTAACTTCTATCCTGGAATACCCTGACATAATCAACAAGCATAGTTCCTACTCCGGTATTAGTACCATCAGTTTTTGATACATTGAAATAAGGTTGGACATCACCTACTGTCGCAAGTAGTCCAGATAAATCACCAGTTCCGACTAATACGCCATCAACATAGAATTTAACTGCCGCTATAGTGGTTGCATCTATTCTATAAATATGATAATCACCAGTCGCTATAACAATACCTGTATCATTATCATTATCATCACCGGCAACATCATCATCAACTTCCCATACCAAAACAGTATTCGCATCATGCTGAAGCCTGAACCAAGCATTACAATCGATGGTATCAAGAACAGCATTATGTGTCCCTGCAAGTCCCCATACCATTTCCGTTGTACCTGCTACTCCCATAGTCGGTAATATAGAGATTCGCACTCTTGCCTCAAAAATAAGCCCTTGTTCCAGCTTTAACGATTCTTGATTATTCCAATCTAAAACTGCAATCGAGGCTGCAGCAGCAGTAACTACAGATAATGAAACAATCCCATTTATTCCGTCTGCTACTTTTGCTACTGCACCATTTCCTAAAATTAATGTAGACCACGGAGTTCCTGATTCTACTGTTCCTGTTGCTGGGAAAACTACATCCCCTCCCAAGAAGTCATCATAAAAAGTTATCGGGAACATAGGAAGCAAAGACTCCGAATTTGTCCTATCATTGACCATCGGAAATCCAGAATTAAACCAATTATAGGTTCCTCTACCTCTACTCATAATAATCATCTCCTTTCACTTCCATTAAGGAAGCAACCTTTTAAGGTCAAAAGGTTATTTTTTTATTATTTTATTTTGAGGAGCATCCCGCAACATTTTGTCTTGGGATGCCCTCTTTATTTGTTTTGCCTTTATTGGCTTTTCCTTCTCGTAGAAGTCGGCAATGTTCTCTCGGATTAGAGCTTTCCCGGTATTGTCAGGCACTTCGATAATCTCGCCTCTTTGATAACCTCGCCAATCTACAAAAAGTTTAACGTGCAAAGACATATAACAAACTCCTTTTATTTATTTTTAATCGATAGCTGTTGCTAAAATATCTTGCGGATATCTTGGCTCGCTTAGGATTGCTATAACACAAGCAGTTTGTGCAACACTACCACCATCTTCTGTAATCATTAAAGCACAATGGTCAAAGTTAGCACCTGCGGCAGCTACAACAGCAGCATCTACCTCAATAATATATAATCCACCTGCCCTGTTAGCGGTCATTGGAAATCCAAGAACACCTGCATTGGTTAATGTAGTTGACACATCTGAACCTTGAGCCTGAGGTATAGCAGCTATTTGAGTCCTGTATCTAAAAGTTATTGCAACAGCAGGAGCTACATTGGTAGCACCAGCCAATACAGTTAGTGTGTTAAATGCAGCTGAATCTGCTCCAGTAACTACTAGGAAAGTGCATTTTTTGTAATTCTCCAAATGAACAGCATCACTTGCTATATTTCCATTAAAAGGATCGGCTGCCGGAATTATTGCGTTGACTATTTTGTGTCTTTCACTGAATACATACATTTAAAATCATCTCCTTTCAAAGATATTTTTTATTTATTTATTATGGTCTACCTGCTAATGCAACGTAAGGGCTTCTGGTAGTAACTGCGTCTGCGGCTAATACGCCAGCATTCCAAAGTGGCTGACCGTCTATGCGTAATACAAATCTAAAGACCTGTTCATCGGTCATAAAGGCTACATGAATAGAACTTGCTGCCTGTATTCCGCCAGCTCTCTCGACCAAAATATACTGGCTCATATCGGCAAAGATTATATCTCCGACAACGCCTAAAGCAGGACATTGCTCGATAGGTTGAATCGGTCTGCCTAATAAAGCACCATGAGGGGCAGTAACTAATCCGCCAGCAGGTAAAAATACCGGCAATCCACCCAATCCCGCAGGAACAAACATCCGCATTAATTGAGGTTCCACATCCTGATTGATATACCATTTGGCATTTGTTCTATTTTTGGCAGGCATTAAATTCCACATACCCATTATATTTTCAGCTACAACGGTAGTAATCGGCTGTAAAGGCTCTGCAGCTTGCTGTACCAATCCGCCACCGTTTAGAATACCTAAAGGCATTCCAGCACCAGTTCCGTTGATTATGGCATCATCGATTCTCCAACCAAATTCATCAGCAAACAGTTTAGATACAATAGCCTCTAATGCAGTCGTATCCTCTAATAATTCATCGGTGGCATAGTATGCGCCGATATGCTTATTGAGTTTTAAATCTATCTGTCTGAGTACTGGTCTGGATGGTAATTTAGTACCAGCTTCACATAACCAGTAAGTACATAATGCGCCACTTCTAACACCAGTTACTCTGGAAACTTCATTGATAGCATTTATTATTAACCTGTTGCTGGAAATAGGAACTCTCCAACAATCTCTAGTTACGATACCAGTTTCATAGGTCTGTGTTAACAACTGTTTTGAAAATTCAGGTGCAACCAAAAATCCGCCCTGTGCGCCAACCCCTTCGTTCATTCCCAGTTGTTTCTCATAAACCTCATAAACTAATCTTGGGTCTTTTATCCCTCTGCTCTCTGCTCTTGCTACAGCTTGTAATTGTTCACCAAAAGATTTCCATACTGGTTCTGGATTATTTTTATCCCCGTCATCACTGACAGGTCTATCGTTCGGATTAATTTTTATTAGTTCTTTTAGTTTTTCATCAATCGTCTGTTTAATCATTTCCACTAATTCTTCGGGTGTAAGTTTCATTTTAAATATCACTTCCTTTCATTTTTTTTATTTGATTCTACCTAGCACATAATCAAACTTGCTATCTATTATTCTTTTAATCATTTCTCCGTCTACTTCAATCGCATCTTTATCTTCTTCTTCGTCTATCGCTGGATC